GTAAACTTTTATGTGCATCAAAACCAAAAGTAAAAGAAACACCTGAAGAAACAACAGAAGAAACACCTGAAGAAACACCAACTGAAACACCTGAAGAAACACCAACTGAAATACCTGAAGAAACACCAACTGAAACACCTGAAGAAACACCAACTGAAACACCTGAAGAAACACCAACTGAAACACCTGAAGAAACACCACCAGTTCCACCACCTCCTAAACCTCGCCGAAGAGGTTTATTCAAAAAAAAGAGAAAACAATAATTACTTAAAGTTAATAAATGAATTAAAATAATATAATGGATGATGATAATTTAGAAATAATGCAATTATTGGAAGAACGTTTAAAAATTGGAAAAGAACGATATGGACATGGTGTTATTATAGATGATGATACAAGACAATATGGTACAAATGATAATAATTGGGAAACTATGATGATGGAAGAAGCATTAGATGGTATGATTTATGCTGCCGCACAGCTTTTACGAATTAAACGAGCTAGAAATTCACTTAAAGAACAATAATGTGTAAATGTAAATACTAACAATAAACTTCAAAGCAAAGGAACAAAACATGAAAAGAAAGTTTAACAAATCTAATGAATGTGTTACTCTAAAGAAATCAAAATATGAAAATACACATAATTTATATTATGATTTACCAGCTAATTGTATTGCACTTGTTGATGAGAATGTTCATAAATTAAAGATGCAAGATTGTTTAGCTGATATATTAAAATTTGGAAAAGATTCTATTCGTCCTATTCGTGTTTTAAATGAAAAGAAAAAGAATAAATTTACATGGTGTCATTGTAAAGTGAGATATGAATTATACCACATTCATATGGTACCTTATCAATTTTACCCAATTGGTTTTCATATAAGTGAATATAACGATAGAAGATTTTCTTATGGCTATGGTTATGGTCATGGAACAGAAATCTTGAAAAGTACACATAAATATAATTCTGAAAGACAACTGTTGATTTGGCATTTATCTACTAAATTTCAATGTAATATGTATGATATTTGTACAAGAATAAAAACTGAATGCAAAGAAGCTGGAATTGTTGGATATTCAAAATTAAATACATCAAATAAACACGAATACATTAGATTACTTTATGGTCGCAAAAAAGACGAACCTATTGGTAGCAGAATTGTAACTGAATAAATTTCATGGCCTTTGTGGCTTAGGATTTTATTAATTTATTATATGGTTTTAGGATATCTATTATATAAAACTGTAGATTTAAGCATTGATATTGTAAAAATTACATACTATGGATGCAAGAGCAGTTTATATTGGTGGTATGGAATAGATTGTCCAGAAGTAGAAAGAGAAAAGAAAACAGTAAAAGCTATAGAACTTTTGACCAAACGAATTGATGAACTCGAAAAAACATTAAAGGAAAAAAACGATTAGTAATAAAACAAGTAATACCAAAGCAACATTATATTTATCATTAAATGTATATTAATTGCTTGATTAAATCCAATTTCATCATCTGTCAAATGAAAAATCTTAATTATTGTTTTATATAATGGACTAAGATAGCGTTCTGAAAAATTATATGATTTTTCTTCATCACCTCTTAAATTTTTACTAATGACAGTTAAAAAACATTTGTTATTGAAGAATTCCCATGATAAAGGTACACAAGCAGAAAATAACAACATAAATTGCACTATATAAATGGGAAAACGATGAAAGTAAATAACAATTGGAAAAAATAGGAACATGAAATGTATTAAATCCATTAAATTTGCACTAAGTTTTGATAAATCTATCATATATATATATACTTTTGAAATTTTAGAAGAATTATTCTATACTATTTGAAATAGTAGAGAATAACTCTTCGTACAGGGTTCGAACCTGTGACCCTTCGGTTAACAGCCGAATGCTCTGACCAACTGAGCTAACGAAGATTGTTTGCTTGGCATTACCCAGAACATACCACGTGGAGGTGCAAACATATGTTCCATAATTATCCTCACTGGGGATCGAACCCAGACCAAGAGATTAGAAGTCTCTGATGCTGTCCATTACACTATGAGGATATAAATCAATTACAAAACAATTCTTTAAGTTCTTTTATCTATTGAATACACAATTTTAAAGGTTTTAAATATATTTAAATTAATATCTTATAAGTTTATAAGATGTTTCAATTCACACTTGGTGTAATAGTTGGAATATATTTTGCAACATATTATGACTGTAAACCAATGATAGAAAAAATTGCAGATATAATAGGGGAGCCTCCAAAGAAAATGTAAAATATAATATGAAGTGTCTTATTTTAGATAGAAACCCAAAGATTGCAGATGATAAAATGCAAATTAAACGCAAATGGCTTCCAGAAAATCCATCTGCATATATTATTGATAAATATATATATAGTATAGAAGCATCCTCATTTCATTGGATAAAACAAAACAATCCAGAGATTGATATTGATATGTTACCATTTGAAACCATTACAAATACTAAATTAATGAAAAATTATGATGTAATTTTTTTGTTTAATCATGGTTTAAGTGATGCTATGCCATTTTGGAAAAATGATACAAACAAATTTGTAAACGCATGGAAAAATTTGGGAAATCGCGCATATCCATCATATGAATTAGCAAATTTTGTTCTAGATAAATGTAGTTATTATGAATATCTTAATAAAAATGATATTAAAACTGCAGATACATTTTGTATTGATTTAAAGAAACCTTTCAACATACAATATAAAAAGTTGCGTTCATTTTTAAAAAATAAAGAAATTGAGAAATTGTTTATCAAACCAGTTGGTGGTGATAGTGGAGTTGGTACAAGTACACATCAAACACCTTTCAATACATTGGAAAAAAGTCTAGCAAAAAGCAAAACAAACGGATGGAATAAACTAGTTGTACAAAGATTCATGAATTTTAGTACACATGATAGTCCTGAATATAAATGTTTATATGTTGGTGGTAAATTACAATATATAGTCAAAACATTTAGATTGGGGTATTTTGATGGTATAATCATGCCAAATAGTAAATGGACTCATTTAAAAACATTAGACACGTTATCCAAAAAAGTCATAAAACTATTTGAAAAATGGGCAAATGTAACAATCCCATTTGGAAGAGTAGATTGGGGCTATGATAAAAATTCTAAAGAATTTTTCTTGAATGAATTTGAACATGCAGGGGGTACATATGGTGAAGAATTAGTACATCAAGAAAAAATATTATCGCCATCACAATGGAAAGTTGATGTGCAATTAGGAAAAGCGATTGTTAAATTTGTAAGTACAAATTATTTATTGGATAATCCTTTTGTATTTCGTAAATATATCAAAAATGCATCAACAAAAAATATAATACGGTTACAAACTGCAGCATTGAAAGAAAAAAAGCTTTCATTATTATCAATAATTAATAGTAACAATATGAATAATATCAAGACAAAAAAAACAAATAATCAATTTATTAATCAATATAAAAAGTATTTTGAAGAATTTAAAAAAAAGAATCCAACATCAATCGGAAATGCAACAAAATTAGTGTCGTATAAATTATATTCATTAATAAACAAAAAACACTTGCTAGGAAATACTAATATCATACAAAAAATATATATGACACCAAAAAAATTTATTGAAATAAAAAAATCAGAAATATCAAAAAGTAGTTTAAAAGATTTCAATAATTGTGTACAATGGCCACATCTGACAATGATGCTTTATCCAGATTATAATATTGGAAGTTGTCATGAATATTCAGTTTTGAAAGCTATGGTATATTACAAAGAAAACCGCAATTTCAAAGTTAAATTAATAATTGGTAAAAACTCTATGTTATCGCATCTTGATATCAATTCAACAAAAAAAGAGCCAACATATACAGATTTTATTATACTAACATTATTTCATGCATTTCGTACATATCAAGTGCTAAAGTATTTACAGAAAGATTCCAAAAAGTTAAAGATTTTGCAAAATCTAGTATATTCTTGTGTATTATCATGCGTAAATGATGAAAATATTGCAAATAAATTTGTAAGGTTTTTATTGACAAGAAAACAATTATATCTACTATAATTATGGACAGGTATAACTGTGTATTAGACAATTTTGGAAGTAAAATTACAGAAAACTATACATTTAAAAAGATGGCCAATTTACCATTTGGTCTACAAGGTATAATTAGAAGTGGAACTCAAGGAAATATTTATGCTGGAACAAAACAAAAATATACCTTTAGAGTTGGTAAAAAAGTAAAAGATGATTATCAAAATAAAAATACTGATTTTGTTGTAAAAATAATGTATAATTCAAAATACAATATTCGTGATATAAATAGAACAATAAATGCACAACAACTAGTAAGAGGACAAATATGTCCTCATTTTGCATTAGCTTATGGACAATTTCATTTGAAATCAGCACCATTTGTTGGTATAAAAGGATATGGTGTAAAGAAATTTGCAAAACCTACAGAAAAAGTGAAAAACACACTTATTACTGAAGGAGCCGCAGTGGGTGTTATTATGGAAAATCTTGGTGATATAACAATGCATGATTATTTATATTGGAAACCTGAAAAAGACGAGTTGAAACAGATATTATTCCAATGTTATATTGGAATATATGCATTAGTAAAAATCTTAAAAATGAATCATGGAGATTTTCAATTTAACAATATTATGTTGCTACAATTATCAAAACCTAAAGTTTTTCGTTACAAAATCAATGAACAATTATATGTTGTAAAAGCAAAAAAATTTTATCCTGTAATAATAGACATCAATGGTAATCTTTTTGGAGAAAAAGTAAGTGATATGCGTGATATTCGTTATTTAAATAAACAAATAAACAAGCATAAGAGAGATTTATTTCAATCACTTAATCTTATTTATAGAAGTAGGTTGAACTCATTTTTTAAATATAACTTTGATGAATATAAAGTAAATGAACGTTATGAAAATAGAAATATACTCTACTCTAATAAACCTACTTATATATTTCCCTGATTTGTTAAAATTTTATTATTAGTTATATATATGGTTCAAAAAATATATCTAAGTTTAACTACAAGTCCAAAACGTTTGCAGTATATTCCGTTATTACTTAGTGATTTAAATATTGAAATTTTTGAAAAAATTATACTTAATATACCTAATAAATTTGGAAGAACTGGTCAAGAATATGTCATTACATCAGAAATTACTAATATAAAAAAATTATATATAAATCATATTGAAAAAGATTACGGTCCTATAACTAAAATACTTCCAACTCTTATGTTATCCGAAATACAACCAAATGACATCATAATAACAATAGATGACGACATAAAACATAATAATAACATATTCAAATTATTGATTGATTACTGTAATAAAAATGATGTAGTGGTAACAGGAATTGGTAAAAGACTTAAATATTGGAGCAGTAAAAAATATGGTAATATACCACAAGAATTCCCCTTTGAATACAAACCAACAACATCATATGTTGATATGCTTGAAGGGTTTTCAGGTGTTGCATATAAACGTCGTTATTTCCCTGATTTAAATCTTTTAATAAAACTTAATAATGTGAGCAATGAATGTAAACTAAGTGATGATTTAGTTTTAAGTTATTACTTAAAATTGTTTGGTCGTCGCATTCAATCATTATATAAATTGAAAAAATATGGATATTCTTTTAGTTCACGTGTGAAATATAAATTAAATGCATATAAATGGGGCTTAGAAAATGATGCATTGCATAAAGGTAATGGATTAATTTCTAATAATTTTAATGACGATATGAACAAAATAAAATATCCCAAGTGTTTCAAAAAACTAAAATCACATTACTTAGAAAATAAAAAAGATATTGATTCAATAATTTTGCAAAATTGGCATCATGATTTTGATAAAATATATATCATAAATATGAAAAATCGTGAAGATCGTAAAATACAAAGTTTGAATATATGTGAAAAATTAAATATTCCCAAAACAAAAATAAACATTTTCAATGCAATCACTATGAAAAACGACTTAGATAAAGAAATAAAAAATTTGAATATTGGACCATCCAATTTAAAAGAATTTCTTAGTGAAAGAAGGTTTAGAGATTTACAATATCACAAGTCCTTAAAAGATAGATTTCCACTAAATCAAAGATACTACAGACAAATGTTGGTAGAAACTGCTGTAACTTTAAGTCAATTAAATGTAATAAAAAAATCAGTTGATAATAATGAAAATATACTAATGTTAGAAGATGACTTTGGTCCATCAACACAATTTTACAATATTCACAATCATCGTTTACATAGACAAATAAATTGGTCGTTATTATATTATGGTGATTGTCCATCAATGCGTTCAGGGCTCAAAACAAAACTTATTAAACGTATAGATTCTACTAAATGTAAATTATCAGCTAACTCATTAATAAAATCATATGCAGTATGCCATCAATCACTTGCATTCAGACCTAGTTTTGGGAAAAAAATATTTAAAAAGAATCATATAATACCAATGAAATATCCAATTGATGATCAAGTGAGTCAAATTATACAAAAATACAAAGTACCATATGCACTATATGATAAACCAATTTTTATTCAAGATGTCAATCTTGGAATAATGTCTAATATTCAAAATTCTCAAAAATGCAAATGGGAACTTCAGTCTTCAGACAAATTTGGTGTATTTGAATTACATAATATACGAAGTAAAAAGTAATTTCAACAAATAAATTGTGAAAACTTTTTTTTGAAAAAATCTTCAATTTTCATTTGATTTGTTTTATATTTCGGAAAATATAAACATAAATTTGCAATATCATACATTTCATGATTAGATGAACAATGTTCAAAATCAACTAAATAAACTTTATATCTTTGATTTCTTATAGTAAATTTTGTTTTACCTATAATATATGTTTTTTGAAATGATTTACATTCATCAAAAATTACATTTCGTCTATGTAAATCACCATGATTAAGCTTTTTAATAGTCCACATTTCATATGCAATAAAACATGCATTAAATAAGATTTTTTCTAAATCAATTTTCATTAACATGCTATGATCATCTAAGGTATATTTTCCTACATATTCCATACAAATTCCTATACCTTTACCTTTATTGATTAATTTATTAGTTTGTCTATCCAAAACTCCTTTATTGTATTTACCTTTAAAATTGCAGTTTTTATATTCAATTTTATATAAAAATTTTGGAATACCATATAATCCTTGTAGTTTTTTAAATTCATTAATTTCATACACACCTGATGAATATGTAGTAATTTTTTCTATTATTTTATTATGTAATAAATACACATCACCTGTTTCTCCAGATTCAATATGCTCTATATTCATTTAATGCTTACTTACTATACTCTGTGAGTTTTCTTTAAGCATAATTATAAGTCATCATTTCATTTTTTTTCACTCTACGAAGTGTTTTGAATGTCATAAAACAAGGTAGCTTATTTTTTTTATTTCTAATTATTGGTATACAATTTGGATTATTACTATGATTCATAAAATTTGTTATATTCATATTATTGAATCCATCTATAGGGACTATAGCAGGACCTTTTTTTGCAAGAGGACCTCCTGAAATTGCACCAAAATCATAAACTAAATCCTTAACCGCTTTTGGTAATTTCTTTATTTCTTTACTTTCTATTCTAACCCAATTATCTGCAGGACATATATCATTTGGTGTTTTGAATATAAACGTATTTGGTGGAATACTACGAATTGCTCTTAAACCCGCACCATATTTTGTTTTTGCCATACGAACCCACGTATCTTCTTTTAAATGTTTTAATAACTTTTTTTTTTGTTCACTATTTATGTTTTTGCTCATTATAATATATAATTATATAAAATCTGATAAACAATATTATATAATATAATGGTATTAAACATTTGCATATAAATTAATAACATATAATGGTATTAAACATTATTAAACATTTGCATATAGATTAATAACATATAATGGATAATCCTAATGTACAAAATACATTATGTCAACTTATAGAAGATCGTGGATATACACGACCTAATATATCAGATATATCTGAAGTATTTATTGTTGATAATAAATTGTTGGTTTCATTCATTCAAGATGTTAAACTTGGTATAAACAGTGTTAAAAATATAGAAACTAATTTGGAAGAAGAATCTCTGAAAGATTGTATTGTCATATATCCAAATACTGTTACTTCATTTGCAAAAACTGCATTATCAACTTTAGAGACAAAAGGATATCAAATAACTACATTTACAATCAATGAATTGTCTTTTAATGTCACAAAACATGTTTTAGTACCAAAACATATTCTTATTAAATCTAGAGAATTCAAAAAACAATTATTGAAACAAATGCAATGTAAAGACAGTAATCTGCCTCTTATTTCAATAAATGATCCAGTTGCTAAATATTTTGGTGCTTCATTAGGAGATTTATTTAAAATAGAAAGAGTTGATGAAAATGCTATTATTACTCCTTATTATCGTTTAGTGGTTTAAAGTATTACGTATTAATAAGCAATAATACAATATGATTATCCCAGTTCGTTGTTTTACATGTAATAAAGTTACAGGAAATAAATGGAATCCTTATTGTGAAATGATTAATAATGGTTGTTCTGAAAAAGAAGCATTAGATTCACTTGGCTTAAAACGTTATTGTTGTCGAAGAATGCTTCTAGGACATGTTGATATTATTGATCAACTTTTACAACATACACACTTAACAAAATCACAATAATTATAATTATGAATTATCAAAAAATTGTAAAATCAAATTGTTCAATATGTAATATTAAAACTGATTCATTACCAAATAATAAAACTGTATATTGTTCTAAATGTATGCGTAATATATGTACTTTAACTCATATACCTGATAATTTTGATCGTTGTTATAGTTGTAATTATATAAATGAACCAATTATTCGTGATGGTCATGTAATGTGTGTAGGTCATTATAAAAAATTACAAATGCATTGTAAAATTTGTGGCGAACCTCGTAAACCATTTGAAAAACTTAGCTATGATCATTGGTATTATTGTCATAAACATATTCCGTCATCTGATGAACAATCAAAAATTGTTTATAGGTATTTAATTGAGTTTATCAATAAAGATTGTATAAGTCATATATTATCTTTTCTACCTTAACAATTTAATATGTTATTAATTTAATGATAACAACTTTGTCTTATACATATGGGTATGCAAATACTACTAATTTAACTAATTGGCAATTTAACATAAATTACATAGATACTGAGCAACTAACAAAATTAGGTTATCAATTAAAATTTACAGATTCTACTGGATTTTCAAAAACATATAATATTACAAATTCTTCTTTTACAGGTACTGCATACACTCAGAATAATCTCACTTTTCCAGCAGCAATTCAACAAACATCTAATAATAATTATGCAGTATTTTCTATGAATTTTACAGAATTTACAGATGGTAATATTTCATTTCAATTTGTTAAGAATACATCATCTTTGGTTTTAATTTCATTAATTATCACTTTGGATTCTCAACCCAAATCCTTAGCACATGGCACTACTACTGATTCACAATTCGAATATAGCAATGAACAAGGTGCTACTTTACTTAAATTTACTCCATTAGATGGTAACGATATATTCTTTTTTAATGTTCCTATAAGAATTCATCATTCATTTAGCTATTCGTTTTATGCTAAATCCTCTCAAGCTACTATCAGTTTAACTGATAATATTATATCACAAACTTCAACTGATTCTAATTATTTCAATATTGCTTTACAAGATACTCAAATCACAGTTTCTTTAAATTCATTGCAGAATTCTTATAGTGGATATAGTAATCAAACAACTACACATTCAATTTTAACAAATTCACAAATCAATAGATATCAAATTGAGTACTCAGATAGTACAGAAACCATAACTCTTAAAATATTTGATGGATATTCAACAACTGAACTCGCCTCTATCAGTTTCACATATGTTGTATGGTCAGTAACTACAATAGCTTATCTATTTATTACAAACACTTATTTAGCTGGTAACTTATTTATTCTAGATCATCTAATTATTAATACAGTATCAATTCCTTTATTTTTACCAAATTTAAATTCATATGGTACAGTCACAAATGTAGATCAAACTAGAACAAATTTAGGTGCATTAACTACTACACAAATGCAAAGTGTTCCAATATCTTTTACTAGTGATGGTTCTTATGATTTTACAGTCAGTGATTTGAATAATAATATTGAAACATTTACTGCAATACCATCAACAACTGCTACATTAGATTTAAGTAATTTTTCAAACTTTGCAAGTGTAGCATCAAATATAATATGGACAGAAGAATCAACTGCAGATTTCCCCAATTGGGCTCCTCATGGTAGTAAAGATACAGGTTTTCACTCAACTCCATTGTTTACATCTAGCAACACTACAGCAACTGCTAGTGGAATAACAATTGATTCTGTAGATAGC